CTCTAGATCGAATGCTTCAACTCTGTGATTCCTATGATGAAGAAGAGATGAAGAAGATTCTTGCACAAGATTCAAAAGCAAATATGAAAAACCATCTAAGAAAGAAAAAAACTAAAGGAGTAGGATTTTAATGAGTGAAAAAATCGTATGGACACAAAGACCTCTTATTCCTGATTGTGAATGCATTCTCATTTGCTTGAAGAATGCTCCCTGTGGAACTAATAGAAAACAAGTTGAACGATTGATTAAGGAGTATGAAAGTAGATGAAACATTATGATAACTATTACATCAAGTTTGATGATGTTGAGTTGAGACAAATCTTGAAAGAGATTAGTAGTGAAGAGGTTAAAGAGAGAATAAGAAGTTCATTGGGAGAAACAATTGATCCTATAGATAAGTTTCACGCAACTATCGCATACTATAATAATGAAGTTTAAAGCACTAGTATTCATTCGTTTAAGATCGCAAGTTGATGACTCTCCTGGTAATGCTGTGAGAGATGCCTGTAAGAGATTGTCTGAGTTAAATATCAAGAAACTCAGATTAGGTAAGGTAGTTGATATTTGGTTAGAAGCAGAGACTAGGGAGTATGCTGAGAAGGAACTTGAAATGCTTTCTGATAGATTCCTTGCTAATACAGTTATGGAAGACTGGGACTATGAGTTGACTGAGATAGAATCTTTCCCTAAAGGTATTGAATGAGGTAAAGTTAGCAAGTGGGGGTTTACAATTAGACCTCCCGTATGCGATAATGAAGTTAATTTATGGAGTTTAGACAAAAATGATTGATGTAAAACTTATTCGGATTGTTACGGGTGAGGAAATTATTGCAGAACTCGTTAGTGAGAATGCTGCAGAAATTACGGTTAAAAATGGTCTTGTAGTTATTCCTAATGCTCAGGGAGTTGGATTTGCACAATGGGCAACTGTAATCGATCCTGATCGTCCTGAAGTTAAAATGTCACGTAATCACATTGTGTATATTGTAGAAGTTCAGGAAGATGTCTGTAAAAAATACAATCAAATGTTTGGTAGTAAACTAATTACACCAGACAGCAAAAAATTGGTACTCTAATTATGAAAAATCAAAAGAAACGTTATCAAGTTAAATCTAAATTTTATTATTACTTTTGGGGAATTGCTACACTTTCAGTACTTCTTGGGCAACTATATGTTGGAACTGGATATAGAATGTATGCATCCTCTCTTACTCGCATCTTGGATATGATTGAATTTGCTGGTAGTAGTTCTGATCGTCTTTACTGATGGGACTAATAAAAATTGATAAAAATAAGATGGCATTGGAAAAGGTAAAAACTACTCCCCAAAATGTCAAAGAGGCAAATGAAGCACTGTTTCGTGCTACAATGAACCTACCTAATGCTGCAAAGCATTGTGGTATGACTGAGAAGGAAATGAAACTAACCTTCTGGGAATACTTGAAGTATAATGAACCTGATTATGAAGTGCCTGAGAGTTGATGTGAAAACTCAAGTCAATATCATCATTAACGATGATGATGACTTCTGGGCAATCAAACACAACGCAATGCAACAAGTGCATGATGATATTCACTGGCACTTGAAAGACAAATTTATTATTGATTATGAAATCTCTGAAAACTCCCCTCAGGTATCCAGGGGGTAAATCCCGTGCCTGTGTAAAACTGGATACATATATTCCAGATCTCCGTGATTATAAAGAATATCGAGAACCATTCCTTGGTGGTGGCAGTGTCGCTATTCATATCACTAAGAAGTACCCTCACCTTGATGTTTGGGTAAACGACTTATACGAACCTCTATATAATTTTTGGAGAGTTCTGCAGGATCAAGGAGATGATCTTTATAGAGAACTGCAGAATGCAAAATCTAAAAATTCAAATGAAGATTCTGCAAGATCATTATTTCTTGCATCAAAGGAGATTGTAAATGACTATACTGAATCGGATTTATCTCGTGCAGTTGCTTTTTATATTATTAACAAGTGCAGTTTTAGTGGTCTCACTGAATCCTCATCCTTCAGCAGACAAGCAAGTGTCTCCAACTTCTCAATGCGAGGAATTGAAAAACTCCAAGGATATACCCAAATAATTAAAAACTGGAAAATTACTAATTGGTCTTATGAAGGACTCCTCACTGATAGCAAAAATGTCTTCACATACCTTGATCCCCCCTACGACATACGAGATAACCTTTATGGAAGGAAGGGGAGTATGCATAACGGATTCAACCACGATGATTTTGCTGCCGATTGTGATCGGTTTATTGGTTCTCAACTCATATCTTACAATTCGTCTCAACTGGTCAAAGATCGTTTCCAAGGGTGGGAAGTAGGAGAGTTTGATTTAACTTATACAATGCGTTCCGTTGGTGAATACATGCGGGAACAGAAAGAACGAAAAGAACTCGTTCTTTTTAATTATAATGTAGGTCCCAAGATCAAACTTAGTTTTGATGGATGTTACAACTATAAAAAGTTGAAAGAAGAGGGATTAACTGACTGATGGAACTTAAAGATTGGCTTAACTCAATCAATCAAACAAAGAAGCATTTGATTGATGAAGATCCTTCTATTGAAAAGGAATATCCTCCTTATATTATTAATCGTTGTTTCTCTGGTCATCTCGATACAGTGATGTTTGCCAATGAGATGAATAAGTATAACTTTCTTCCTAAAAAGTTACAATACGACTTCCTTATAAATATTGTGAGGAAAAAGAAGAGGTTCTCTCCCTGGCTCCGACAAGATAAAATCAAAGATCTTGATTATGTCAAAAAATACTATGGTTATAGTAATGAAAAGGCAAAGCAAGCTTTGAGGATTCTCACTAAAGAACAACTTGCATTCATTAAATCGAAATTTGAAACTGGAGGAAAAGCATGAGTGTTGTACAAGAACCTGAAGTGAAGTGGTCGCCTGATCAAATGGTAGAAGTGGTTCTTAATGAACCTGATGACTTTTTGAAAGTGCGTGAAACTTTGACTCGTATTGGCGTAGCATCAAGAAAAGAAAAAAAGATTTATCAATCATGTCATATTCTGCATAAACAGGGTAGATATTTCTTAGTTCATTTTAAAGAATTATTTGCACTGGATGGTAAACATGCAAATCTCACTCAAAACGACGTCCAGCGCCGTAACCGTATTGCTCAACTTCTTGCTGATTGGGGTCTTATTAGCATTGTTGATGTAAATCAAATTCAAGATATTGCTCCCTTGAATCAAATCAAAGTTCTTGCATATAAGGATAAGCAAGATTGGATTCTTGAGACCAAGTATAATATTGGTGCTAAAAAGAAAAAAGTAGAAGAAAAATCATAAATAAAACTGCGATCTTTCGTGCGGTCGCTTCAAAAGTCGGAAACCCCTATAAGAAGGTGTGGTTAAACCCATATCTTCTTTTTTCGTTTTATGGTTAAATATAGATGTAGGAGGAAGGGTTTCTAGAACCCCTTCTACACCAATGATCGCCTTCGGGGATCACACAATCTAATCTCGCTTTAAAAGGAGAAGTACAATGGGAAACCTCACAAGATATGGTGCTGCTGATTTGCCTGCGCTCATGGAGCGTATAAATAAGAATAGCATTGGTATGGATGAATACTTCGATAGGTTGTTTAACCTGCACGAAACAACGAAGAATTATCCGCCATATAATCTAGTCACGGTTAGTAATGTAGAATCAAGACTAGAATTAGCATTAGCAGGATTTAAAAAAGCAGAAGTAAATGTCTACACACAAGACGGAAAACTCTTTGTCGAAGGACAAAAAGAAGATACAGAAACCGAAACAACATATGTCCACAGAGGAGTGGCTCAAAGATCTTTCACCAGAACTTGGACCCTCAGTGATGAAACGGAAGTTAGATCAGTTGAATTTGAGAATGGGTTGTTAAATATTGTTTTGGGGAGAATTGTTCCTGAGCATCATCAACGCAAGGACTGGTTCTAACGAAGACCAATCACTTTAGGTGGTCTCATCCGCCCTAAATAATGGCGGCTACCTTGTTAAATATCGTCGCCGCAGAGGGGCAACTGGCAAAATCCAGTTGACGCCCCTCTTTTTTATTGGTATAATAGTTGAAGGAACGAACTAATTATGAGTGTAAAACTAGCATTGCTGAAATCTGGAGAGGTTCTGATTTCAGATATTAAAGAATTGGTTGATGATGAAAAGGTTATTGGATACTTATTTGTTAAACCCAAAAAAGTTGACATGAGTACTCCAATGTTTCTTTCTGAAGAAAATAGTAATGAATCTTCAGTTGAAGTTTCATTATCTTCTTGGTTTCTAATTACTGATGATGAAGAGTTTGCTATTCCAAAAGATTGGATTGTAACAGTAATGAATCCAGTTGAACGTGTTATTGAAATGTATAATAAAGGAAATACAAATGATTAAATGTCTGTTACTAAAAACTGGTACTGTAGTAGTATCTGAAATGCTTGAAGTTGGTGCCGAAGTTGGTGAACCAGATTGTCAACTTATCAACCCATGTGAAATTGATGAAAATGGACAGTTAAATCGTTGGCCGTCTTGTACAGATCAAAAATCTCTCATGATTGGATCTGATAATTTTTTAACAATTGTAGATCCATCAGAAAATGTTTTAAAACAGTATAAAGAGGTTATTGGATGACATATAAAGTATTAAGTATTGATCTTGATTTTATAATGGGACCATGCATTGAAACTTATTCAGGTATTATGCATGATGAAGATCCAATGTTAAGATGGTCACATTTGTATAAATTTACTGATTTTACCGAATCAATGTTTCAGTGTGATAAAGATTCTCTTCTTTATTGCTATGATAAATTTATGAAAGCAATGAAAACGTGCAGTAACGTTTCATTTGGATATGAGCATGATGAAATTTTATATCATCTAAGAGATAAAAAAGATATCGATATTGTTAATATTGATCATCATGATGATATATTTTGTTTTGATTTTGGTGATGATATACCTGGAGACAATGTAGAATTAGAGTGGGAAGCAATGCAGCGTTTTGGACGCGTTCATGAAGGTAATTGGGGTGCTTGGTTACATTTGCAGGGTAAGTTAGAAAAATTTACCTGGATAACAAATCCTAATAGTAAAAACCTTAATAAAAATCACTATAATCAAAATCTTTTAGGTTCAAAGTACGAAACACATACTATAAATTCATTTAATGATTGGGATAAGTATGAAGACTTTGATTATATCTTTATATGTCTATCCCCACAATATATGCCACAATCCCACTGGTATTATTTTACAATGTTCATGATGGCGTATGAAACTTTTACTGGCAAAAAGGTTGATGTAAACACTTTTGCGAAGAGAAAGTTCATGCAGGAAAGTAAATTTGATTTGGTAACTGATGAGATTCTATACAAACGTTCAAATGGTGGGTAATAACTTTCTCGTTAGGGGTTATGAGAATGGTCAACATTTCATGACTCGCGAGAAGTTTTATCCTACACTTTTTGTTAATAGTAAGAAAAAAACCAAATACAAAACCCTTGAGGGTGAATATGTTGAATCTATACAACCAGGATCTGTCCGTGATTGTAGGGAGTTTATTAAAAAATATGATGGAGTAACTGGTTTTAAAATCTCTGGTAATGAGCGTTTTATCTACCAATATATCTCTGAAAATTATTCTGAAGATGAAATCAAATTTGATATTAGTAAAGTCAAACTTGCGACTATTGATATTGAGGTTGCTTCTGAGAATGGATTTCCTGATGTAGAATCTGCTGCAGAGGAAGTTCTTCTTATTACCATTCAGGATTATAATACTAAGGAGATTATCACTTGGGGGCAGGGTCCTTTCAAACTGAAACAGGGTAATCATTACTATAAGCAGTTCAACAATGAGTATGATCTGCTGAATGATTTCATTAACTGGTGGATGATTGAGGACAATACACCAGAAGTTTTGACTGGTTGGAATAGTAAACTATATGATATTCCATATCTGGTTCGACGTATGGATCGAATCATTGGTGAGAAGTTGATGAAGCGCCTTTCCCCATGGGGATTGGTAACAGAGCATGAGATTTTTATTGCTGGTAGAAAACAACTTTCTTATGATATTGGTGGAATCTCTCAGTTAGACTATCTTGATCTCTATAAAAAGTTTACATATAAGGCACAAGAATCTTATCGTTTGGATTACATTGCCAGTGTAGAACTTGGACAAAAGAAACTTGACCACTCTGAATTTGATACATTTAAGGATTTTTATACCAAAGGGTGGCAAAAGTTTGTAGAATACAATATCATTGACGTGGAACTTGTCGACCGTATGGAAGACAAGATGAAACTCATTGAACTTGCTCTTACTATGGCGTATGACGCCAAGGTGAATTATGAAGATGTGTTCTCACAAGTTCGCATGTGGGATACGATAATTTATAACTACTTAAAGAAGAGGAATATTGTTATTCCTCCTAAGGAGCGTTCAGACAAAAACGAAAAATATGCAGGGGCATATGTCAAGGAACCGATTCCTGGAAAGTATGATTGGGTGGTGTCTTTTGACCTCAATAGTTTGTACCCTCATCTTATTATGCAATACAATATCTCCCCAGAAACCTTACAAGACACCAGGCACCCATCAGCTACGGTTGATAGAATCCTTAATGAGGAGATAACCTTTGAGATGTACAAGGATAGTGCGGTATGCGCCAATGGTGCAATGTATCGCAAAGACGTTCGTGGGTTCTTACCAGAATTGATGGAGAAGATCTATAAGGATCGAACGGTCTTCAAGAAAAAGATGCTTCAAGCAAAACAAGAGTATGAAAAAACCCCAACAAAAGCACTTGAAAAAGAAATCGCCAGGTGCAACAATATTCAGATGGCTCGTAAGATTCAGCTCAACTCTGCCTATGGTGCGATTGGTAATCAATACTTCCGCTATTATAAACTAGCAAACGCGGAAGCAATTACCCTTTCTGGGCAGGTATCAATTCGTTGGATTGAGAACCGAATGAACAAGTATCTAAATAAACTGTTGCAAACTACAGAAGAGGACTACGTAATTGCATCTGACACGGATTCAATCTATCTTAATCTTGGACCTCTTGTTGATAAATTTTTTGCTGCTAAGTCTAGCGACAAAGCAAAAGTTGTGGGGTTACTTGATGTGGTCTGCAGTGACAAATTGGAACCGTACATCGAGAAGTGTTACACGGATCTGGCAAATTATGTTTCGGCATATGAACAGAAAATGCAAATGAAGCGTGAGAACATTGCTGAACGTGGTATCTGGACTGCGAAGAAGCGATACATTCTCAACGTATGGAACAGTGAAGGTGTTCAGTATTCTGAACCCAAACTGAAGATGATGGGCATCGAAGCAGTTAAATCATCCACTCCTGCACCTTGCCGTAAGATGATTAAGGATGGTCTGAAGTTGATGATGAATGGAACTGAAGAGGAAGTGATTGAATTTATTGATAAGTGTCGTGATGAGTTTAAATCCCTTCCACCAGAACAGATAGCATTTCCCCGAACTGCATCCGATGTTCGTAAGTATCATTCACATGCTGATATTTACGTGAAGGGAACTCCCATTCATGTTCGTGGCGCTCTTCTTTTTAATCATTACATAAAAGATAAGAAACTTACAAACAAGTATTCTCTTATTGGTAATGGTGAAAAAATTAAATTCATTTATCTTAAAAAACCAAATATTATTCAGGAAAATGTGGTCTCCTTTATTCAGGATTTTCCTCATGAACTTGGTCTTGACAAGTACATAGACTATGAACTACAATTCCAAAAGAGTTTTGTAGAACCACTCAAAGCCATCCTAGATGCTATTGGATGGAACGTAGAAAAAACTGTAAACCTAGAATTATTTTTTACTTGATGGAACTGCCTATTAACGACAAAGAACTCGCGACGATTGTAAGTGCTCTTCGCCTCGGTGGAGATGCTGCTTTATATCAAAAACTTGTGAGAATTAAGGAGATTAGGGATGCCAATCCAGGTGGACCTTACAAAAAAATTGCCCGTGAAGAATTTGGATTTGTATTATGATTAAGGTAAAGTATCAACTTAAAGAATATTCAGATGTAAAACTTTTTAAGTTCTTTAAGACCAAAGAACAGGTTGAAAGTTTTAAATCTCAAAACCAACATTATATTTTTGAGTGACTTATGGATTTTTTAAAAGAAATTGTAAAAGAGATTGGAGATGACTACACCAAACTCGCAAGAGACATCGACGACACAGAAACTTACGTGGATACAGGTTCGTACATTTTTAACGGACTTGTTTCAGGGTCTATATTTGGTGGTGTATCTGGGAATAAGATTACTGCCATTGCTGGCGAGTCTAGTACTGGAAAAACTTTTTTCTCGCTTGCAGTTGTCAAGAATTTCTTGGATTCTAATCCTGATGGGTATTGCCTATATTTTGACACTGAAGCCGCTGTTAATAAGTCTTTACTCTCAAGTCGTGGATTAGACTTAGATCGCGTTGCGGTTGTCAATGTGGTTACTGTTGAAGAATTCCGAAGCAAGGCACTAAAGGCAGTTGATCTTTACTTAAAAAAACCTGAAGACGAACGCAAACCCTGTATGTTTGTGCTAGACTCTCTTGGTATGCTTTCCACAGAAAAGGAGATCACCGACGCACTCAACGATAAGCAGGTTCGTGATATGACAAAATCACAACTGATTAAAGGTGCGTTTCGGATGTTGACACTTAAACTGGGGCAGGCTAACATTCCTATGATTGTTACTAACCATACCTATGATGTCATCGGTGCTTATGTCCCAACTAAAGAAATGGGTGGAGGTTCTGGACTCAAGTACGCCGCCTCCACCATTATCCACCTCACAAAGAAAAAAGAGAAGGATGGAACAGCAATTATTGGAAACCTTATCAAGGCAAAGACTGCTAAGTCGCGTTTAAGCAAGGAGAATCAAGATGTTACGGTGCGTCTGTATTACGATGAGCGTGGTCTTGATCGATATTATGGTCTTCTTGAACTCGGTGAACTTGGCGGGCTTTGGAAAAACGTTGCTGGTAGATATGAGATAGACGGTAAGAAAGTCTATGCCAAGGCGATCCTAAAAGATCCTGAAACTTATTTTACTCCAGATGTAATGGAGAAACTTGACGAGATTGCAAAACAAACTTATTCCTATGGAACGAATTGAGACAACTATTCTACGAAACCTTGTTTTCAATGAAGAGTATTCTCGCAAAGTAATTCCGTTTATTGAACCTGATTATTTTGAACAAAGAACTGAAAAAATTATTTTTCAGGAGATTACTCAGTTCATTGTGAAGTATGGTTCTGCCATTACTACAGAAGCACTTTCTATTGAATTGGAAGATCGTACAGATCTTTCTGAGACGGAAGTTAAGGAGTCCCGTGAAATTATTTCGGGACTTACAGATGCTCATGTTGAGCATAATTGGTTGCTTGATACCACTGAGAAGTGGTGTCGTGATCGTGCCATTTATTTGGCATTGATGGAATCAATTGGTATTGCTGATGGACAGGATGATAAAAAGAATCGTGATGCGATTCCTTCTATTCTTTCTGATGCACTAGCAGTTTCATTTGATAATCATATTGGACATGATTATTTGGGTGATTATGAGGCAAGATATGAATCATACCATCGTAAGGAAGACCGTATACCGTTTGATCTTGAGTTCTTTAACAAGATTACGAAAGGTGGTCTTCCTAACAAGACTCTTAACATCGCTCTTGCTGGGACAGGTGTTGGTAAATCTCTTTTCATGTGTCATCAGGCTAGCGCCTGTTTGCTTAACGGATGTAATGTCCTTTACATTACAATGGAGATGGCAGAAGAAAAGATTGCTGAACGTATTGACGCAAACCTGCTCAACGTACCCATCCAGGATCTTACTGATCTTCCTAGGTCTTCATTTGAAAACAAAGTAAATAGTCTAGCGAAAAAAACACAGGGTCAACTTATAATTAAAGAGTATCCAACTGCGAGTGCTCATAGTGGACACTTTAAAGCACTTCTTAATGAACTTGCACTTAAGAAGTCTTTCAAACCTGATATTATATTCGTGGATTATCTCAACATTTGTGCCTCGTCGCGTTACAAAGGATCTGCCAATATTAATTCCTATACTCTTGTTAAGTCAATTGCAGAAGAACTTAGAGGATTGGCTGTCGAGGCCGAGGTCCCTATCGTATCTGCCACCCAGACCACTCGTAGCGGTTATGGTAGCTCTGATGTTGACCTTACTGACACTAGTGAATCCTTTGGTCTCCCTGCTACTGCTGATCTTATGTTTGCCCTTATTTCCACGGAAGAATTGGAACAGTTGGGACAGATTATGGTGAAGCAATTGAAGAATAGATACAATGATATCAGTATCTTCAAACGGTTTATTGTAGGTATTGATCGTGCCAAGATGCGTCTGTATGATTGCGAACAAACGGCGCAAGATAACATACTTGACTCTGGGCAGGAAGAGGAGTATAATAACGAGGAGAAACCCAAAAAATCTTTTGCTGGGTTTAAGTTTTCATGACTATTTCAATTAACAAAGAAGAAACACCTGAAGGAACCAAATTTACTATGTCTCAAGATAAAGTTGACTTTAATCGATATCAAAAATTCGTAGATGCTGTTACCTCTGATGCCTCTACAGATTTTGTAGCACTTTCTGATCGTTTGGTAGAACTGGATGAGAAGGGTGCAAACATTGAACGACTTCTTACAGCAGGCGTTGGTATTAACGCTGAAGGTGGTGAGTTTCTTGAAATTATCAAGAAGATGATCTTCCAAGGTAAACCGTTCAATGAAGATAATCGTGAACATATGATTATTGAACTTGGTGACTTGATGTGGTATGTTACTCAAGCATGTATGGCACTTGAAGTTTCTTTTGATGAAGTTATTTCTCGTAATGTCAAGAAACTTGAGAAGAGATATCCTGGTGGATCTTTTGATGTATACTATTCTGAAAATCGTGAGGAGGGAGACCTGTGAGTTGTGGTAAAAAAATTACAGTGGAAATGTCTGTTCATCAGGCAATAGCAGTTCGCCAAGAACTTTTTCGTTGTACAAAACAAGACAGTTATGAATTTCCAGGGCAGAGAACTATTTCTGTAAGGGAAGTAATTGTTGCACTAGATGAAAAAATTGAAGAGTCTTTAAATGATAACCAAAGTACTTGAATCAATTGCTAAAAATGAACTCTATATGGGTTACATTTTTGGTATCATGATCCTGGGTGGATTTATCAGAGAGTATAGTGCTCTTGAAGATGTTTATTCACTGGCAAAGAAATACATTAAGGATAATCGTATCCTTGTTATTATCACCTCACTGTTGGGTGGTATCCTACCTATCCCTGGACGTGTTGCTCTTTCAGCACCGCTTCTTGATGCTATTGCCCCACAAGATAAAGAACGTCGTTCTGCTTTTGGTGTGATTGATTATCTATCAGTCCACCATTACTACTGGTGGTCGCCGTTAGAGAAGACAGTTGTCCTACCTATGGCAGTGATGGGTGTATCTTATGGAACGTTTTTAGGATATACTATTGTCCCTCTGCTTATTACCCTTACCTATACTTGGTGGTATATCTTCACTAAGGTTCCAGTTTCGTCTGTTGTTCCTAATCTAGATTATGTTAGGGAGTTCAATTGGCGACGTGCTCTTACTGGATGGGCACCACTTATTGCTACTGTTATCCTGCTTATACAAACGGGAAAAGGTGGAGCAATCTTTTTCTTTCCTTGGTTTTTAGGAATGGCAATTTACTATTCGATTGTCTTTAAGGATTGGAAGTGGGGCAAATGGTTGGATGGTAAATTTGCTATCATTGCTACCCTTGTTCTTGCTCTTGGTGGTGTTGTAGGATTAATTAAAGGACCAGTAATGGATTATCTCAAGGCAGCAACGCCCGAGATGTTGATTCCTGCTTCTTTAGTTGCCATGGTTGCTGCCTATATTATGGGTTCATCTGGTAAGTATGCTGGTATGACCTCTGCTCTTGTGGCAATCTTTGGACCCAACTATCTGGTATGGTTCCTCTGCACTGAGTATTCTGGTTACCTGATCTCACCAGCACATAAGTGTCTCATGATCGGACAACAGTATTTTGGTACACCAATTAAAAAATACTATGCTGTGCTTTCTCGATTGTGTGCTATACTGATTGGGTATGCAGCACTCACGACTTTCGTTTTCTGATGCTTACATTTATTAATTATGCTACAGCATTTTGGTCTGTAGTAGTAATAAATTGTATTCAACCCGTTAACTGGAAATATTGTTATCGGGTTGATCAGTGGTTAGTTCCAGAACTTCATGAGGGGTGGAAATTATATACTGGAGAAACAATCCCTTATGAGAATGAAAGGAATTTTCTTGAAGGGTTATAGATTACCTGCTTTGCTCGTGTGGCGGAATTGGTAGACGCGCTAGGTTTAGGTTCTAGTAGATTTATCTGTGGAGGTTCAAGTCCTCTCACGAGCACTAAATAAAAATAAAAATGTCAGAAAGTGATCTCATCAAACTGAATGCTGCCTTGAATGAGTTCCAGGCAAATAAAGAAGTAGACGATATGATTACGGTCAAAAATGCTGGACCGAAAATTGTGGCATATGAAGTTCGATCAACTGATAGAGAAAAGACTAGATCGGATGTAGAAGCAGCACTTAAAAAACATAGAGTTGGAACTATCACTAGAAAGTTGATGGCAGTTTCTTCTATGGAAATTACTGATTGTAAGTCACGCGAAACTACTTATAGATTTATTTACAAACCAACAAAGGGTGGTATGTCACAAACCACTCTAAATGCAAGTATTACGGAATTATTTCCTTGCATTGCTTTTGAAACGGGAATAAGTTCAAGGCAAATTAAAAATGTTAGAGATTTTTATAATAAAATTATAGAAAATAATTCTAAAACACTGGATTGTTATTTAAATGATAAAGACGCAAAGTCAGGTAAAGATTTTATTGATAAAGCAGAAACTGGAAAGTTTCAGGAAAAAGTTCAAAATGCAATTAATGTTTTAAAATGGATTGAGGGAGTTAATAGGTTCCACCCAATCCAAAATGTCTACTGGGGTTATAGGGCAAAACCAAGAGGAGTGATGACAAATCATCCTGGTGATATATTTTTAAAATTTAAAAATGGTAAAATACTTGGTGTAAGTTTAAAAGCGGGTGGTGAAAAAACTGATGAACCTAAACTGAATACTTACGTAAAACCAATATTTGATTTCTATGGCAAATCAAATGATTATGAAAAGATAAAAGAAAGACTCTGGCCACAGTATATGCTTATTCCAGGTATAACTGAAGATGATAAAAAGATGTGGGGAACACAGGCATTGGCATTAAAGACATATGAGTTTGAAAAAATGGATGCTAAGACTTATGATGAATTGTATGATAAAAATCTAGCAATTATTAAAGAAGAACTTCTAAAATTATTGAATGGTGATTTTCAAAAAACTAAAGAATGGTTATTAGAAAAAGTTGCTCAGCAGCAACAGGATGTTCCTCTTGTTGTTGTTAAGGCAACCGATAAGCAAGCAAGGAGAGACAAAAGCAGTGATATGTTAGTGGAAGCACTTGCATCAGTTTCAAAAATTAAAGCACAACCGCCAAAAGGATCATCTAAACAAGGTTGGAATATCATGTTAAGTGATGGATCAAAACTTCAGATGGATTTTACAACTAGAACAAATAAAGTTGGTGCTATGCATAAACTGGGACAATTTACAAATCTTGCCGTTAAATTTAATAAGGTAAAGAAAGCATGAACCATCTCGTTATTGAATTGATTAAATCTTTTGAATCAAGTCGTAAAAAAAGTCCAGAACGACAATTCAATGAATTTTTATCACATGTTTATATGATATACGATAAGCGTATGACCCTTTGTAAGTCAGATTCCATCAGGAATAAATATATAAAAGAACGAAACGGTGTCTTAGAATACATCGCTAAGAATAAGAGAGTAATACAAAAACAATTTGATAAATGAAAAGTTTCCTCCAATTTTTTAAAGAATCCACTGCCGTTCAGCAGGCAACCAGAATGGGTCTGCAAAGTGATGGACATGGTGGATGGTATGATAAAAATGGAGAGTTTGTCGCCAAGACTGAAAAGGGGCAACTAAAATTCTTTAATAAACGTCAAAGTATTGGTAAGCAAGATCCTCCGCAGACTGATAAAGAAAAGAATCTTTCACAACCATCCTCAGAACCTGCACCTCAGCAGGAACCTGCAGCAGAAAAACCAGAGATGGTTCCACCTGAAGTTGAGAAAACTAAGGGTACTCTGACTATTGCTTTTGGTAGATTTAATCCTCCAACTACAGGGCATGAGAAACTTTTAGATACTGTGGCATCATCTTCGGATGAGGGTGACTATGTTATTATTCCTTCACGTAGTCAGGATAAGAAGAAAAATCCTCTTGATCCTGATACCAAAGTCTCAGTAATGAGGCAAATGTATCCAAAACATAGTGAAAAGATTGTAAACGATCCTGCAAATCGCACTATTTTTGATGTACTAAAGAAAGCACATAATGATGGATATACTAATGTAAGGATCGTTGGTGGCGGGGACAGAGTAAAGGAGTTTGAAAATCTTTCTACAAATTACAACGGAAAGTTATATCAGTTTGATAATGTAGAAGTTATGTCTGCTGGCGACAGAGATCCAGATGCAGAAGGAACTGAGGGGATGTCTGCATCTAAACAAAGGAAAGCAGCAGCAGATAATGACTTTCCTGCTTTCCGTAAAGGTGTTCCATCAGTAATGGATGACAAAGCAGCAAAAATGCTGTTCAATACTCTCCGCAAATCCATGAAACTTCAGGAGGGTTGGAAACTTTGGGAAATTGCACCTAAGTTTGATTGGAAAAATCTTCGTGAGAATTTTATAAGTGAAAAAATTTATAAAATGGGACAGATTGTTGAAAATGATAATACAGGATTGATTGGTGAAATTATTCGTAGAGGAACTAATTACCTAATCTGTGTTACTGAAGATGGAATTATGTTTAAATCATGGATTAGAGATGTCACTGAGAGTCGAAAACACCTTGAGGAACCAATTAAAAATATTAAAAAATTAGTAGAAAAAGTAACTAGTGACAAAAAAAGTCAAAAATACAATAATTTAACAGATATTTCTGGTATTTCAGCAGATAAAAGGTTAATTGGAACTGATTCTCTTCGTAAATATACTGAGACTATGGTCCCCGGAAGTAGTTACGGTTTACATTTCATAAATAAATACAGGAAAAAGTAGCGATCACATTTATTCAAATGAGTAAAGAAATACTTGAAGATATGCAACCCGGCGCTGCGGGTGGCGCAAGAGATAAACTTGAGAAGCAAGCACGACAACTTGCTTATGACACCAAGTATAAGGTGAAGCAAGCACTGTCCGCTAAAAGTGGTGGTAAGGCAGATCCTGCTGCGGTCTCCAAAATGTATTTGTCGCAACTTGCTAAGTCCCCTGCACCTCCAGCAGTTAAGGCACTTGCCAAGAAAAAATTGATGGGTGAGGAGTATATCGACGTCAAAGGATTTGTTATTGATTCTGTTACTGATGCGCTACTAAAAGTCTTTGTAGAAAAAACAGAAGAGACTGAAGCAATTGTAGAAGAATCTGATGAGAAGAAATTTCATATTAAAGTAACAGATAAGAAAACTGGAAGTTCATATCATCGTTATGCAACTCGCACAAAGATTGCAGAACTTCGTGCTAATCCAAATATCGCTACTGTTGAGATGTCTCATCAGGGTGAAAAAGAAACTAAGGCAAAAAAAGATCATGATGGCGATGGTAAAATAGAATCACCATCTAAGGAACATGCTGGTGCAGTTCATAATGCTATTCAAAAAGCAAAAGGTGGAACTCCTGATGGACAAGATACTCGTAAAGAAGAAGTAGAAATCTCTGAGGAAGAAACTAAGATTGGTGGTGGTAACCTAAAAAAGTTGTCA